ACGTCTTTGAACCAAACAGATTCTGACCCCATAGGGGTACACAATCCGTTCATGAATGCTGTCAATGATAGTTTAGGCATCGTGACAGGAGCGGCCGCCCAAAACATTTCGTACTCATCTGGCGTAAAGAACTCCATGCACAAGGAGCGCGCCACCGGAATAGGACTTTACGCTGCCTTAGATTGTCCGCCAACTGCTGCCGCAGGTACAATGCACTGTGGCATTCTCCCGATGCGCCGTCCTCGTGCTAACACGCTTGAGACGGTGTACCACTCCACTGGAGGTACCCCTGCCCATGAATTTACTCCACATGAACTGATGGAGAGGCAGGATGAGTACTATGAAATCACTTCCATGACTCCTAGAGACATCAAACGCTTGAGCACACTTTACACAAAGCGTGATGTAACTGCGGACTGCAAGTCCGTCATGGCACGATGGCATCCAAACGGAGTCCCGGAGATGCATTCCACCACTGAGGGGTGGCATGGCATGGCGAACGCTGCTTCGGTAACTCCAGCATCCGGCACAGAAGAGGGTGTAGATGGATATGGTTGGAACACATGGCCTATCTCTGGCGAAAAGCTTGTTGACCAGCAACGTCAACCTGCTTTATGGGTGCTTCTTGAAGGAGTCCCCATCACTGCTGCGCTTGATTCACATGCAGCTAGTGACGACGGAGCGTTATGCATCCAAGGCTATCCCGTCGAGTGGTCCGTATGCCACCGATGGGATTGTGAACCAATCGACATCTTTTCGATTACGGGCAAACCCCAAGTACACTTCTCCCATTTACTTGCTTGTGAACACGCTATTAATAACAGCATGCGTCGTGGAATCGCTTCCTTCGGCGCTGTGTTCAAAAGGCATCCCGGTCTCCTCAATGACTCCGCATATTCTGCTGCAATTTCAGTAGGGCCGCCAACTCACCGCACACTTAGCAGATCTGCTGAGGAGGAAGAAATCCTCGCTGTTGCCAATGGGTGGGCACCCTCTGGAGAAGATATGCCGGAAGATTTTGTGAGCTCCCAACTTGCCTCGTACAAGCAGCACATGGGTATGGAGGAAAATGATATGCTCGAACTGAGTGAGCAAAACGAGTTCATCAACTTTCTCAAACGCACATGGCATGCGATTCAACACCAGGTTAATGCTAAAGAGGGTAATCCCCTCGCTGGAAAAATAGGCATGCCTGCACCCACTTTACGTCCGGTGATTCCTGATCCCCAGAAGAAAATCACTCTTATCAAGCCTAAAATGCCGCATGGTCTGCCGGAG